TGTTGTTGCACTGAGAACTGCAGGTTCTCAATGTACTTCTGCAGGTTGGCTTGGAAAAGCGGGTCCTGCTGGAGCTGGGCCTGATATTTCGGGTTGGATTGCAGCACTTGCTGGCTGAATTGGAGGCGCATGGGCGCGGTGGGGTCGTTCTCCCGGAGCTGGGGAGGATTACCGAGCGACATGAGCGCGATCTCGTCGTTGGTCTCGTTGAACATCTTCTGCGCGGCCGGTCCCTGCTGCATGACCAGCTCGCTCGCGAGGTTGGGGTCGATGGCCCGGAGTGCGACGGAGATCAGCTTGGCCCGGTCGATCACGCCGGCAGTGTCGAGGGGCAGGACGAGGGTGCTGATGGCCTTGAGCTTCTCGGTCACGAGGTCGGTGCTCATCTCGCGCACGTCGAACTTCAGCATCACGTCAAAGTCCTGCACGTCCTGCGGGAGCGGGGTGGCCGAGGCAGTGATGCGCTGGATCTCGGCGGGGCCGACGTACTGCAGGGTGAGGGCTAGGACCTGGCGGAAGGCCTCGGTCCAGCCGTGCAGCCAGTTGTTGATCAGGCGCTGCTGGCGCATCTGGGTGATGACCGGTGGGACCTTCTCGGTCGGGCGTCCGAAGTAGCGGTCGGTCTGGGCCTCGATGGCCGCGATCAGTTGGAAGGCTACACCGGGCTCGCGTGCGGGCGGTTGCAGGAAGCCGATTTCGCCGCGGCGCAGGACCGGGATCTGGATAGCGGGGCCGATCTTCAGGTTGCCGCCACGAGTCTTAGGCACCTCAATCGGAGGCAGCGTCGCCAAGCTGGTGTAATCGAAGATGGAGTCGCGCTGCGCCTTGACCTCGTGCTGCCAGGTGGAGCAGACCTCGGGCACGCCGCGGCTCTCGGTGATCTGGCGGTGGATGAGCTCGGAGCGCCAGATAACGAAGGGATACTGGCCGTGCGTGTAGTCCAACAGGTCGAAGTAGCCCCACTTGTCGCCGACTTGGGGGCTGAAGACGGTGTAGAACACGCCCGGGATGCCGTCTGAGTCGACTGCTTTCTGGTAGGCGTAGACCACCTCAATCAGGTTCTCGCGGTCGAGGATGGAGTTCTCGGCAATGCCGACGGCGCCATACTGAAAGGCAGCGTAGTCGCTGAAGCGGCCCATCGTGTTGATGGCCTCCTGGGCCCACTCGGCGTCCCACTCCTCGGTCTCGACCTTGTTCAGGAGCTGGGCCTCGGTCATGTAGAACCGGCGGAAGACTACTCGGGCGGACTGGATGTCGGTGGTCTCGGGCGGGAAGACCAGCTCGTCCCAGGGTGCTAGGGCTGCGATCATGGGCTTGTTGGTGACCATGGTCGGGATGGGGAAGTCGCACTCGCCATCCTCGCGCAGTTCGCGGATGGCCTTGAGTGCCCGGCGCTTGCGCAGGTTGGGGAAGGCAGCGAGCAGGAGCTCCGCGGATTGGTCGTCGGCCTCGGGGTTGGCGATGAGGTTAGGCAGGTCGGCGAGGACGGAGCCCGCGGGCGATTGGGCTGCGAGGGCCATGACCTGATCCATGGTCAGGTACTGCTCCTTCTGTCCGAGCTCCTGCTGCCAGGTGACGTGGACGCCGGCCCAGCCGTAGGTCCAGAGGTACTGGGAGAGTAACTCGACCTCGCGGGTAAGGTCGTTGTACATCCGGGCGTTGACCGTCCAGTCCATCAGGTTGTGCGCGGTGACGGCTTGGTCGAGCTGGCTGATGTTGGTGGGCGACACACGGAGCATTGAGCGCCAGAAGGAGGTGCTGCAGAGGTCGACGAGGCCGTTGATCACCTCGTCGGCGAGCGGGATGCGCGTGTCGGAGGCCCCGTCCCAGGGGAAGGCCGGGGCATTGCGGTTGGAATCATTCCACTTCTTGCCATCGTCACTCTGGCCGGGCCAGCGGCAGAAGCGCACGTTCTCCACATTCTCAACACGGGCGTAGACGCCGTAGTCGGTGGCCGAGCGCCGTAGTTCCTCGGTTAATGCCGGTACATTGGGCTCATCGCCGACCCGTGCCATCACGTCGGTTGCTTGCTTGTAGGAATCTCCTTGCATAGTGAAATGGTTTAGTATCCG